CCCTTGCTCTTCAGGCTGGCTACCGCGATCAAACTGCTCTCGAAAAGCTGATCGTTGACCAGCTTTCATTTGAAGAGGCTAAGGACATCATGAGCATTCAGGAGTTGATGGAGACCGAAACCGAACGCGAATACCTCATCCCTGACGTTCTGCCTCATCCTTCCGTCGTCTTGATATATGGCGCTGGTGGTGACGGTAAGTCGATGTCTGCCTGGGCTCTCGCTAAGCACATTGCAACTGGCAAGCCTTTCGTCGTTCGTGGCAATCACGTTCCAGTGCAGCAAGGCCCAGTTGTCTTGCTGAATGGTGATCAGCCTCTCGTCCAGCTCAAAGAACAGCTGCAAGAGGTGGACTTCCCCATCACCAAGGACAGCATGATTCAGACGGACTGGCAGCTCCAGCGCTATGCCCAGTTCATCAAGCTGATGAAAAAGCATCAGCCCAAGCTGGTCGTCATCGACTCGCTGATTGGCTGCTCTGGTGGTCGAGCCTTTGACGAGAACAAGTCTGACTTTGCGACTCCGCTGTACTGGTTGACCAAGAACAACGGCGTTCTCTTCCCTAAGGCCACCATCCTTATCGTTCACCACGCCAACAAGAATGGTGGCTTCAGAGGCACCTCAGCCATCCGTGACGCCGTAGACGAGACCTGGGCGCTCCGTAAGCCCACTGACGAGGAACGTGGCGTTGTAGGCGCTCACAGCCGTCTCATCACTATCGAGAAGTCACGTTCTGGACGGATGGGCACTCAGCTCGTCATGCAGATGCAAGACGACCTTTCATTCACCATCTCTGACTTCACGCCTGAGGTGGACGAAACCAACACCTCCCCGGCTTCCGTCACTGATCGTGTTCTTCAAAAGCTCCGCGTCGTCTACCCCGAGTCCCGCTCCAAAGATGATCTGGTCTGTGATCCGCTGATCGACGGCAAGCCTGCTGCGATCCACAAATCGCTTCAAAGACTCGAAAAGCGAGGCTTGATCGTCTCAGACGCTCCAAAAGGATCTCAAGCTAAGAACTGGACAGCAGTTCTCGCACGCGGAG